TCAAATTCTTTTAAAAGTTCGATAAAGTGAATTGCTTTATCTAAATCTTCAATGCCATTCTTATCCCGCCACCGACATAAATACTTAATGGCTGTAGCCTCTAGGTAAGGGATGTTATTGTAATGACAAAACTCTGCAGGTTGGATAGCATATTTCTTGTAATGTGTCCCACCAATTTGCTTCTCTATTGCTTCCACTATGCTACCCTTTCTAATTTAACTTTACTATACTTACTGCGAAGGTAACGTAAGCTTACCATCATCTCGTCAAAGTGTCCATCCTGTACTTCGTGTAATACCACTACACCTCGCCAATGGTTGTTAGTTTGTGAGTTTAAGTATTTTTCATCGTGCTCATACCCACTACCTACAATCATGGCGGTCATCTCTGTGCCGTCAGCTCTCTTACCAAATGCTATGTCCCGTCCTTGTTGATGTCCAGCAATGCAGGATTGATGATGTTTATTAAGTATAGCCCTAGCAGTTGTACAAGGATTGCCCATAACCCCAGAAACAAAATAATGGCAGAACATAACCCCTTCAATATTGACAGGCTGTAAGAAAGGGTAAGTTTCCCATCCCATCTCTTCATATTGCAAATCGGAGAGAGAAATAAGCCCGTCCAGTTTAGGGTCATTTTGAATAGCCCTATTGATACGATTTTCGTGATTTCCATATAACATCACCATGCGAGGGTTCCATCTAGGACGATGGTTTTGTTTAAGAGATTCTTGATGATTTCTAATTGGTTGTAAAAGTGTTTCCATTGCCTTGATAGAAGCATTGATGTCTGCTTTATATCGTTGCCCTTCCATACTCTTACTACCTGCTTTATCATGGCTTGAAAGGCTAGGCATGTCTGCGAAGTCTCCCAAATGCACAATGATGTCTGGGCGAATATCTACTGCATACTGCCCAATAAAAGATAGAAACTCAAAGTTGTCTTCAGGTTGAATCTGTGTATCAGGTATCACTAATATACGTTTACTCATATCCTACATTCCCATTCTGGGCTATTGCCCTATCTCGTTCTTCAGATTGCCAGTCTTCAGAGTATTCAGGTCTCCATCTACACACTTTACATATAGTCAAGGTGTCAATGAGGTAAGCACAATCATTATAACAATGAGGTTTAGTCTTATCCCCTGTCGTTTTATTTTTTGCTGCCATTCCTAACCTCTCTTTCTTCCTTTGTTTTAACTGTATGACATGCACTGCAAAGCACTTGTAAATTCTCTTTCTCACAGAATAATCTTGCAATGAACTCATCCCAGCCAACAAATCCTTGTTTAGGGCAAACTACAGGGAGAACATGGTCAACATTTACTTGAGTAGCTGGGTATTCTTTTTTACAGCTATTGCAAGTGTAGTGCATACACATCCTACCAGTCTTACTATTTACTTTCTTACCCCAAAAGGCTTCTTTTAACACTTCATACTTTGGGGGATATTTTCTAAAGCCACCCCTCAATGTGCTAGTAATAAAAGATTTTAATCTACCATCAGTCCATTTCGTAGTTTTTGTAGATGTCTTCGCAATACTTTTCGAGGTCTTGTTCTTGGGCATATTTTTTAAAGTCCACAATCCACATATTATCAGATAATACATGTAAATAACATTTGAGTTCTGATTCATCTTCACTAAAAGATTTATGGTCTTCAATGAGATTTTTTAAGAACTTTATAGTAATGCCCTGTGCTACCTCCCACTCTGAATAATTATCTAAGTCTAAATCCATTTATATCTCTCCAAATAAAAGTCATCAAATCCTTGTAATATCCACAAGCATTGTGCGTTCATTAGAAACTCATCTTCATGTGAATACTTGCTTAACACTACATCTAACATCTCTTTCTCAGTAGTGCACTCTGCTAGAAGTTTCCTTGCCTTTGCATCACCTAGCCCTGCTACACCTTTGACATTATCTGCTTTATCTCCCTTCAAGCACTGCTCGTAGAAGAGTCGTAGTCCTTCTATTTCAGATTGATAGAAGCGTTTAGCATCTTTAGTCCACTTACTTGTTCCAAACTGCCATTGGTAGTGATTGCCTGGAATGATTAACAAGTCCTTATCAAGAGAGCAAATTACTGTAGTGCCTTCTGCCTTGTCTTGATAAATTCCTAAATAATCATCTGCCTCTAACTCTCTTTCTGTAATTTCAGCACTTAACTCTTCACATGCCCACTCTCTTAGTGGTGAAAGATGAATTGGTTTAGGTTGTGTCCTGTTTGCTTTATACTCAGGGTATATACTCTTTCTGAAGTTCTTTTTACCAGAGAGAAAAAAGCGGTAGGATGTTGCACCCACCGCCTCTAATACTTGGTCTAAGAGTTCATTTACCCTAGCTTTAGCAATGTCTAAACTATCATTCTCAGCACTAGCAGCACACCGATATAGAATAATGTCACCATCGACTAAAGCCTCCATGTTAGTAAGGAATATCTGAGTCTAGGTCTGTCAAGGCTTCTAAAGCATCTCCTTTAGAGAATACATACTCTTCAAACACTTTAGCAAGTTCTACAATTTCACCAGACTTAGGGCTGGATTTAGCACTAACAGCCAAAGCAGCAATAGCATTAGCAATAGAACTTTGTCGAACAATGTATCGTTGTTTAACAGCACGTTCCTCTTTAGTTTCATAATTGCTACCTGTAACTCGTGTAGCAGATGCTGTATTTGATGATGTTGTAGCCACTTGTGCTTCTCCTGTTCCAATTGCTGTCCAATCCCAATAACCTGTTTTCTCATTCTTTACTGAAGTAACATCTACATTGTCACCCTTTTGTGCCTTCTCAAAATACTTGAATACATCAGGGTTTACAAAAGACATTAGTTTCTTTTCTGCAATCTTACCATTACTGCGGTAAGTGACAGTTAGAGCACCATAAGTGCCTTTGCCATTACTACTAGGCTTGTCTTCTCGAACTACGTCAACGACTTCTACAAACATATATTACTCCTTGTCAATTACTTCCATGTTTTCCCAATCTTTCCCCATTAACACTTCACATGTCATAGGGACATTAAAGGGACTTAAAAACAACTTCTCAAAATTCTTTGGAATATCTCTGAACACTTCGTGCAATGTTTGAGCTATAACACTAGTATCGCACACTTTCTCATTGATGTCAAGCACAATTGAATCATGCACTGTATTAACTAATAAACAATCTTTATAGTTTAACTTCTTGAGACGATTGAAGAACGACACCCTTGTCAAAGCCATAATATCAGCCCCAGTGCCCTGCACGATGTAGTTCTTAATCTGTGTGTCCTTATAACTTCCATTATACATCTGGAAGCGATATTCCCTACCTGTAGGACTTACTACCTTACCTGTTTCTACTGCCTCTCTAATCAATTTAACGTGCCATTTTTTAATCCCCTTATACTTGTCATAGTAAGCATCAATTACATCTTGCCAATACTTCTCACTCTTGCTAATTGGCATGAACTCTGGGTCATTAGCGTAGCTGTAAGCACTACCTCCATATAACAATCTAAACACAAATATCTTAGCAATTAACCTGCTAGGTAGTCCAAATCTAGTTTGGTTGTCTGTGTGGATGTCAAGTTCATCTACAAGCTCTTTAATCAATGTTTCATCTTGACTAAGAAAGGCTGCAATTCTAATCTCCAGTCCTGTTGCATCCGCTTGTAGTAGCATTTTTCTGTTTCCATGCAATTAGTGCTATTTTAGAATATCGTGGTAGTTTATCAATAAAAAACTCCACCCCAAATTTCTTAATAATATCTTCTACATTTGCAGCAGTGCCATAAACCCATGCTTCTTCTGCATTATAGTCTTCATACTCTCTAGCTATGTCTTCAGGGTATTCCATTATTGCTCATCCTCCAAAATCTCTTCTGTAATCATCTCATGATAAAGCCAAGATGCGTTTGGTGTCTTGTCGTGTTCATCTTCTACGAAAGTAGCAAGCTTATTAAACACTTGATAATACAAATCACGAATACGGGCTAACTTATCATCTTCACTGTCATGTAGGATAACATTTACTTCATCTCCAATCCATGCAGTGTCATCATAATAGTCAGATAGTCTAG